GCGCTTCTAGCTCAATTCGATGAAAAAGAAATCGAAAAAAATGATAATCAAATAAATCCTACTCTTGTTAATTCCATTCTCGGGAAATATTCTGACAAGTTTCAAGATAAAGCAGTTAAAAAAGTTGAAGGCAAAAAATGGAATGTTCGAACTTTGCCTCGATATAGCGCCAAGTTTGAGAATATTGATTTAGAAGTTCTCGGACCGGTTGCAGATTCTGATAAAACAGAATAGAAAGGTAAATCATAAACTCCCCTCGGCTTAGGAAGTCGGGGGGACTCTAAGCCCGAATACTAGCTATTCGGGCTTTATTTTTTCAATCGTCAAGTTTTCCCAGGGGGTTAGAGCTGGACTGAGGGACGAGAGTCCAGCTCTAATACTTAACAGGTTGGACAGCTTGGTCGAGCTGCCGCGCTCGCCTATAGATAGTAGACAAAAAAATACCCCAGGGTTGTTAGCCCCAGGGTATCTATTGTTATTTGCGGTCAAAGTAAACACTTATTGCTATTGGTCCAATCACCGCTATAAACACTACTAAGTTAATCATTATATGTTCAAAACTACCATATTCCATTTTATTTCCTTTCATTGTGGCAGGGGCATCATAGCCCCCGCCGTTATTATTAAGAGTTAAAATACCTCTTCTTCTGTACCCATGGCCTCATGAATCTCTTCTTTTTCTGCATCGCTAAAACCACATGCATATAAGAAGGCATTCATATCAAAGCGTGGGTTGATTTCCTGGAAGACTGGAATCAATAACGCAACTATGGAAGTAGCGGAGCCAATCATACGCAATGGCTTTGCTCTACCAGTTCCACGTTCGCCTTCTTCAGAGAAGGGAGTGAAACAGTGAGCTATTGCTTCGAAGTCTTTCTTCGTCATACTCATAACATGTCCTTTCTTTATGTGTTTGATTAATATCATACCACAACTTACATAGTATAAATGTAAATGTCAAGAAAAAAAAAGAAATAAATTAAAAAAAATATAAAAAGATGCGCACTGTGCGCACTGTTAGCACAATTATTACAATAATAAACCAAAATCCAAATTTTCAACCAAATTTATAAAATCCAATGACAGAAAAGACCCGACCCGTTTATGGAAACAAAAGCCACGCACAAAATCCTGCGATTTTTTCAACAAAGGTTGGAATTTCGGGATAAAACTGGTGAGGTGGTAAAATTCGACGACTAGAATAATTTTGGAAAAAATTTTTCGATTGGACCCTCTCTAGAACACCGAGTATTATGTAGGAAATAGATTTAATATTCTATGTTATTCAAGAGCAACGAGCATTAGTGTTTTTTTTCGTCCTTCGGACTGTTAAAGTTACCCTGTTTGTCTTACTTGAGTCAAGTTATTTTGTATTTATATCGATTTATAGAGCATTAGAATCTAGAACATTGAGACGTCGTGCGATTTTTTTTAAAAAATATTTGACTTGTGTAGGAATATTTAATTAATTTGCATACACAATTAACGATATGGGAGTATTATGAGTAAAAAAACAGTAAAAAAAGCACTAGAAATAAATATTGGTGGACATGACTATAAAATAATAGAATTACCGCTAGAACATGAAGATAAAAGCAAAGAATTATATGGTAGACATATGGTAAAAGAAAATATCATACTAATTAATGAAGATATTCATAAATCTAGAAAAGAAGAAACATTAATACATGAAATATTACATGCTATATTCTTTAATTATGGTCTAAATCACGATGAAAGAGTAATAGATGCTATATCAAACGGATTATTTCAACTAGGAATAGGAGAGTTCTTATGGAAGACATCAAAAAAGCAATCTTAAAAGCAAAAGAACAAGGTAATACTGCATTAGTGCAACGATTACAGCAAGAACTAGATGAATTAGAAAAAATACGTCAAAACCTTAACTGGGATAAGTTAATACGTGAATTAGAAGATGTAAAAGACAAGGAGGATTTTCCATATGAATGCGAAAGCAAAAAAGACTAATAGTTCAGTAGAATTCATAAAAGAAGTATATCCTCAAACTGAACAAGAATTTCAAATTCTTTTAAATAAAATGTATAGAACATTCTGTGAAAAGCAATTTGATTATGGTCCTGGCAATATAGCTTTAGGTACCATGTTGAAAAACGAAAAAGAAGTCAATCAGTCCTTATTTGGTATAATTGTAAGGATGAATGATAAGATAAACAGACTAATCAATTTGTCAACAAATCACAATATGAAAGCAAAGAATGAACCAATAGACGATGCTTTTGTAGATATTGCAGTATATGCAGTGATGGCAATGATAGTCAAACAAAACAAATGGGGTAAATAATGCCTGGAGTAAAATGGACAGAAGATGAAATCAGAATTATAGACCAGTATGAACGTACTGCTAAGTCTGCATTCGTTCTGTATCAAGAAATACGTATTGCTGGATATAATAGAACATATAAAGCAGTATCTCGTAAAATAGAATCCTTAGGATTAAGAAAACCTACCAGATATACAACTGGACATGAGATGACTATCGGATACCTAGATATTGAATCTACTGGATTTAGTGCTAATATCGATGTTATGTTGTCTTGGTGTATTAAAGGCAGAGGTGACAAGAATGTTGCTGGAGCTAAAATTACAAGAGAAGAGCTCATGTCAGACAAACAAGATGCTAGAATTGTAGAACTCTTAGTAGAAGAAATGAATAAATATGATGTAATATTTACATATTACGGTACTCGTTTTGATATTCCTTTTATCAGAACACGTGCATTGTATCATAAGACATTCTTCCCACTATATAAGCAGAAGTCACACAAAGACCTATATTACGTAGTAAAATCTAAACTAAAGCTACATCGTTCATCATTAATGGCAGCTACAGAGTTTTTTGGTATTGCCGGTAAAACAAGAGTAAAACCAGAAATGTGGCAAAAAGCTAGATGGGGCGATGAAAAAGCGATGAAATACGTTTACGACCATAATGTAGCAGATGTAGTCATATTAGAAAAACTACATCGTAAGTTAGAAGAATATGCACCACCACAAGTAAATCCATTATAATTAGGAGGAAATATGGCTAAGAAAGAAGAAAAGCTAACAATAATGAATGATGGCAAGGAAATTGAGTTCTTGTATTCTGATTTAACAGAAGAGGCACAAGCTCAGTACAACAGAGCTAATGAATTAGCTGGTCAATTGATGAGATTAGACCAACAAGCTAATGAACTAAGATTCCTTGCTAATAACTACATTCGATTTGTTATTAACGAACTTGAGAAAGACGTTGACGATAAAGAGGAAAAATAGTTAAATTATGAAAGAACGTGTAGTAAAAGGTGTAACTCACTACCTTTATGATAGTCTAGAGGAATTTAGAGATAAATACGTAACTCTACCTATATCGTTAGATTGGAGACATTCTAATAAAGGTGATTGGATAGTTACCGACGATGGTCAAGTATGCCAAGTGTTACACCTAGGCGTTCTTAAAAAGAAGGATAGAAAAAAAGAAACTACATTCATTAGAACTATAATAGGTTCTTTTGTTTGTAGTCCTAAGGTTAAAATTGAGGGAGATATGAGAACTAACATGCATACGTTCTCTACGGAAGGCAAATCTCCTTCTGTTAGGAAAAAAGAAAGAAAACAGGCAACAGATAAAGAATTTTTGTTTGGTAAGTATGTAGCAAAAGGAGATGACGTTGTAGAAGCGTATATGAAAGCATTTCCCAGTAAAAATGAAAATTATGCTAAATCACAAGCAAAGTTGTTGTTAAAAACTGACAGGGTGAAAAAATTGATTAGAGAAGAAATAGATAAGTACCTAAATGAAGCAGATATTACTCCAACTTATTTATTAGAAGAAATGAGAAATATCATAGATAAAGGCGGTTCTTCTGATAGAGATAAAATCACAGCAATAACTACATTAATGAAAATATCTGGAATGATGGATACAGAAAAGACTACAGAGTCGTTAACATTATTTCAAGGATTTACACAGGAGCAATTAAATGCAATTCAAGGGTCTCAAAACAAAAAATTGGCGGAAGTTAAAAGAAATAACGAAAAATAAACGTTGTTTAATATGTTACTATAGACTAAGCAAAACTGGAGTATATCTATATAGTAAAGATATAGAAGATACTACCCATATAAAATGTTTTAACTGTTTAACGGTATATGACACGTCTTTTGACATAACAGACTTAGGTATACCTGGAGAGGTAGGTCATGCATGAGATTAGCAGTATATGGAACATTAAGAAGAGGTTTTGACGAAACTGGTAAAGTAGAAGGATTTAGTCTTGTATTTCCAGGAACAAAGTCTTTTCCAGCTTTAATAAAAAATCAAAACGGAAAAGGCGCAAAGGTAGAGTTGGTAGAAGTAACTGAAGATGAGCTTGTTATGTATGACATGTATGAATCTACAAAAAATGGTTTATACATAAGAACAACAGCAAATATAATATTAGACAACACTAAACAAAAAGAAAAGTGCTGGATATATGTTGCAGGTCCTTTATTATGGCAAAGCTCTAGTATGTTTACTGAAGTACCAGATGGAGACTGGCTTTCTCCTAAAACACTAGTGATGATGGATAGAGTCTATGAAAAAGAATACCAAAAAGAACTTTAATATAATACCTCCTGACCTTTCTGCAAAAGAAAAGGCTTTAGAGTTGGCAAAAAAAGACATAGTTACTTTTGGTCAAATGTTTTTACCTGAAGATTTTATGAAATCAACTCCTGCTCCTTATCAGTATGAGTTAAGTAATATCTTGTTAGGAAAAGATAAGCGTGTTTGTATTATACTTCCTAGAGGTCATGCAAAATCAACATTAGCTAAAACTGCATTATTACACCAACTGTACTTTGCTCCTCCTGAAAAGAAACAATTTATTGCTTGGGTGTCTGAAGAACAATCTCAGGCAATTGACCATATTAAATATATACAAAACCATATAGACATAAATCCTGCTTTACAATATTATTTTGGAGACCTAAAAGGAAGTAAGTGGACAGAAAAAGAATTTACTACAGCTAGAGGAGATAGAATTATTGCCAAAGGAACATCTCAAAGACTTCGTGGTCGTTCTCAGCTAGGATTAAGATATACAAACATTATTCTTGACGACTTTGAGTCAGAATTAAATACAAAAACACCAGAAAGAAGAAGAGAGATTAAAGAATGGGTAATGTCAACAGTAGAACCCGCTTTGGAAAACTCCAAAGAAAACGAAGGGTCAATATGGCTTATTGGTACGATAGTCCATTACGATTCATTCCTACAAGGAGTGTACGATGGATATCTTCAAGCGGAAAAAGAAGATAGAAAGTCTGCTTGGAATGTACTATATAAAAAGGCTATAGTAGACGATGTTCCTCTATGGCCTAGCTATTTTACCAGAGAAAAACTATTAGACATAAAAAGAAGATTTACTGAGATGGGATTAGTTCATAAGTTTGCCCAAGAATACTTAAATGAAGCTAGAGACTTAGAAAGCGCAAAATTTCATATTGACAGAATAAATTATTATAAAGGTAATTTAGTTGAAAGAAACGGATTTAACTATATGATGGTAGATGAGTCTGCTATACCAGTAAATGTATATATGGGAGTTGACTTGGCTTATGAAGCAAATTCAAGAAGTGACTTTCAGGTAATTATGGTTATTGCTATTGATAGCGATAGAAATATATACGTAGTAGATTACTACAGAGAACATTCTCCTTTGTATGCTATGCCAAAACGAATTGTAGATATGGCAAAAGAGTATCACCCTGTAAGAAGAGTCAATGTAGAAAAAGTTGGTGCTCAAGGACTGGTAAAGGACTATGTAAATCAACTAGTAGGAAAAGATAGAAAGCTAGCACCAGGATTATCTCAGGGAGTAAGGCCTCCAGCTGGTATCAAAAAAGAAGATAGGTTAGAAGCATTGCTTTGCCCTATTGTAAATCGAAGAAAATTGTTTATCAAAAAAGAGCATGAAAACCTAGTAGATGAAATGTTTGAGTTTCCAAAAGGTAGAAATGATGACCTTCTTGACGGACTATGGTATGCTGTCACTACAGCAAAACCGCCAAAAAGTTCTGCAATTGACGCAAACAAACTAGAAGACAAAATGAGTAAAATTGAAGAAACTAGGGCTAAAACAGTCATAAACTGGGTTACTGGACAAAAAATATAGATTTTACTTGACTTTAGTACATAAATTTTTTTATTTTTAGACTAAAAACTAAATTGGGAGTTTATGGCTAATTACGACGAAAATAAATCTAAATCTCAGATTTCAAGAGAATTGTTTAGGCGCTGGAGAGACGCTAGGCAACAATGGGACGATGAAGCAAGAAATGCAGTAGATTTTACTTTAGGCAATCACTATACAAACGACGAATCAAATGCTTTACAAGCAGTAGGGCAAGCTGATTTTGTTATAGATAGAGTATATGCTGCAGTTGACAAGTTAAAATCATTGCTTACATCTAGACCTGCAAAGTTTTCTGCTATTGCAAGAGAAGATTCTGATAACAAACTAGCTAATATATGGAAAACAATATTAGAATATGTTTGGGACATATCAAACGGAGATAGTACTTTTAAACAAGTAGTTCATGATTATGCTGTTACTGGACTGGGATATATGTACGTATATATAGACCCTGAAGCTGACTATGGAAGAGGTGAAGTTAAGTATACGCACGTAGACCCTTTTAGAGTTTATGTAGACCCAGCATCAAGAGATAGGTTTTTTAATGATGCGTCAGGAATGATATTGTCTACTTTTTTAACCAGACAGCAAGTTTTAGACCTGTATCCTCAAATGGAAGAGTTTATTGACGATGTTGAAGTTGGAAATAATTCTTTGTATGGAGAAGATTATCCAACATCTAACTTAAAAAATAGTAACAATATACTTACTCCTGCCGAGGCAAAAGATTTAGATTACAACGTAAATCAAAAATATCAAATACTTGATAGATTTTACAAGGTAAAAGTTCCTTTCTATAGATTGTTTAGTACTATAGATGGAAGCGAAAAAATTATAGACCCTGATGCATATAGCGTAATAATAGAAGACGAAGAAACAGTTGAAGCTATAGAAAGAGGCGCTATACAAATAGAAGAAATTATGCAAACAAGAATTGCTCAATGCAGTAGCATTGGAGATATTTTACTTTATGAGCGTATTCTTAATACTGATATATATCCAATTGTTCCATTTGCGAATATTTGGACTAATACTCCCTATCCCAAATCAGATGTGAACAAGGTTAAAGACTCGCAAAGACTTTTAAATAAGTTATTTTCTCTAACCTTGTCACACGCTCAATCTGCTGCTGGATTAAAACTTTTAATTCCAGAGGGTAGTGTTGATAGTGTTAGTCAGTTAGAAAAAGATTGGGCTAATCCAAATGCGGTTATTGAATATAATCCAGAATTTGGTGAGCCACATTACCCACAACCAGCTCCTTTAACAAGTGAGTTTTATTATTTAATTGATAGGGTAGAAAAATATATAGATTTAAACTTTGGTATACCTGAACTCTTACAAGGGTTTAAAGATGCTGCTCCTGAGTCTGTTAGAGGTACAATGCTTTTATCAGAAATGGGAGAATCTAGAGGTAAATCAAAGTTAAGAGATATTGAGGCAAGTTTGTCTATGGTAGGTCAGGTTGTTTACAACTTAGCTAAAGACCATTACAGATTTGCAAAAACATTTAGAATTGTACAACCAAATAACGATATTACAGAGTTTTCTGTCAATATGAGATTGTATGATGATAAATCGAATGAAGTAGCGGCTATGAAGAATGATATTCAGCTTGGTCAACACGACATTCGAGTTATATCAGGTTCAACTTTACCTAGCAACAAGGTATCTGAATACAACATGTATCTTGATGCTTACAAACTTGGTCTGGTAGATGATGTCGAGGTTTTAAAGAAAACTGAAATCTTTGACAAAGAAGGTGTTCTTCAGAGAAAAGGTCAAATGGCGCAAATGCAACAGTATATTACACAGCTTGAAAATCAAGTGAAGAAGCTTAGTGGAGACTTACAAACATCTGAACGTGAGATGGTATCAGCTAGAAAACGTACAGAAGTAGAGAAGTTTAAATCAGATTTAAATGAGATAACTTCTAGCACTAAAGTTAAAGAAAAAGAAAAGGTAATGCAACTGGGAAGTTTAGTTGACCAAATGAAAAGTTCTATGGAGGAAGAAAATAATAACGAGCCTGGTTCAGAGTCTTAGACTAAATCAGGGTTAGGAGAAAACATGGCAAAAGAACAAGAACAACAACAGGTTGAACAGCAAGTAGACCCAATAGTAGAATCTGTGGTGGAACAAGAAATTTCATTAGAAGAGACTGCAGTAGAAGAAGGTGTGGAAGCATCTGAAGACGTAAATTGGGAAACAGAAGCTAAAAAATTTCAATCAATGTATGACAAAAAGGTTGCAGAACACGAAAATTTGAAAAATGATAGTAGTGATTTGATGCAGTTAAAACAAGTTTTAACAGAAAAACCTGAATTAGTCGGCGTAATTGAAAAAAGTCTTGCTGGAGAATCAGTTGAGGGCAACAAAGATGAGGGAAGTACAACCCCAGATAATTTTGACCCTTGGGACGCCTATTACAAGCCGGAATCAGAATCTTACAAATTTAGAGTAAGTCAAGAGAAACAGCTTGTACACGAAACAGTAGATAATGAGTTAGCTAAACTACAAAATCAAATGGCGATGAATAATTTAAAAACAGAATTGGTAAGTAAGCACAATTTAGGTGCAGATGACGCAGAAAAGTTTTTACAATTTGCAACAACACCAAAAGCTAACCTTCCTATTGAAACGCTTATTAAAGTGTGGAAAGAGAATGAAGGCAAAAGTGTTAAAGTAAGTGAAAACATGGAAGCAGTTAAAAAAACTAAATCAATTCCAAAACCAGCAGGTGTGCTTCAGGGTGGCGAACAGCCTCAACAATCTGAAGCTGACCAAGTATGGGAAAGAGTTATGAGCGCCGGGACTCGTGGTAGGCTAACTAAACAATCATAATAGATAGTTAGGAGACTAAAATGGCTATAAATAAAGGCATGCTAAAAGCATCCCAAATAACAGCCTCAACAACAGCGGCAGGTTATGGACAAGCTCCAGACCAAAGAAAACTGTATGATTTCTCTGATAGAGTTGCAGAATTAACTCCAGAGGAATCACCTTTTTTCACCTACTTAGCTAATGTTTCTAAAGTTGCGACTGACGACAACGTTTTCAGATTTCTTGAAAACAGAAGTCAAATCAATCACACAGACAGAAGCTTTTTGTTGGCGGCAGCACCAAACGGGTCTGACCCAGTAGTTGCAAACAGAGTATACGGATTTACCGTAGACACTGTAGGAGGAGCAGCAGTAAACTTCCTTACAAAAGGAATGGTTTTTGCAGTTGGTACCTTAGATACAGCAGCTGGTTACACCCAAGTTTTGGTTAGAGTTGAAAGCGGACCAGAAACGGTTGGCTCAACTTCTACCTTCCAAGGTAGAATCATAGGTCTATCTGATGCTAACACAAGTACTGGTTATAACGTTCTTGAAAATGATGATGTTTGTCAAATTATTGGTACATCATTTGAAGAAGGAACTGCATCACCAGATACTTTCTCAGATAGTCTAGACGACGGATTTGGTTATACACAAATCTTTAAAACAGCTTGTGAACTAACAAACACAGCAATCGCAACACGTCATCGTGGATATGCGAATGAGTTTGATAGAATATGGGCTCAGAAATTACGCGAGCACAAAATTGACATTGAAAGAGCAATGCTTTTCGGTCAAAAAGCTCGCTACGCAGGCGTTCAATACACTGAAGGTCTTATTGGTAATATATTAAAAAATGTTGCTCCAGTTGGCGCTGGTACACCATTATCATACTCATCAGGTAAAGCTTATCACAGAACTTTACAAGAATCAGAGTTAACATATGACCAATTATTATCAGACTTAGAGGTTATATTTGACCCTGCAAGAGGCGGAGCAAGTGAAAAACTTGTTATGGCTTCTTTACCAATTATCTCATTCTTTAACAAAATGGGCGACGGTGCCTTTGTTGACGCTTCTGTAGGATACGGAAACGCTCCATACAGAGTTAACATGGATAACGTAGACGGTGCTTTTGGACACAAATTAATGGAAATTAATACTGTGCACGGAAGTATGTTCTTAGTTAAACAACCTTTATTCAGAGGCATTACAAGTGGAATGATGGTTATGGCTGACATGAGTCAGTTAGCTTACAGACCACTAGTAGGTAATGGAATTAACCGTGACACTCAAATCATGACAAATGTACAAAGTGCAGATGAAGATTTGAGAAAAGACATGATTCTTACTGAAGCAGGTCTTGAAATCACACTTCCTGAATCTCACGCTTTATACAACATAGAGGGGTTATAAGATGAAGGCAGATAGAAGCAATAAAAATAGTGGAGCATACGGAGCAGCAGCAAGAAAAGTTATTTTTCTTCCAGATGCAGCTACTTACTCAATTAGCGCAGATAACTCAGGAGCAATTCACGTTTGTCCTGATTTAACTGCTGATATTGTAATTAGTTTACCAGCAGAAGAACTTGGATTAAGTTATGAGTTCTGGTATGGTGGTACAGCTGCCGATGCTCAAGATTGGCTATTCGACACAGGTGCGAATGTAAACTACTTTGTTGGTGGTTTAGTTCATAATGACACTGATGGCGATGTAACAAACGTTGTAGACTCAAATAACACTAGTAACTCAAAGGTAAGTGTTTTAACACCTGAAGCAGGTACTATGGTTAAATTTGTTTGCGATGGACAAAAGTGGTATATTAACGGACACGTTGTGTCTGCTACAAATACTGCTATTGTATTTGCAGACCAATCATAATAGTTATTAGGTACTATGGAGTGGGCAAGTCCCACTCCGAAACCTATAAAGAATTTTAACTAATAGGAGAAAGAAATGGCAAATTTTGATACAGTGACAAAAGTTATAATCAACGATGTTAGTCCTCTAGCAAGTACAGTAACTGGCTCTTTAGCGAAAGAAATCAATGATTATATTGAAACCATAGATGATGCAAAACTAGTAGCTACTAATGCAGTTATGTTGGATAGAAGTAGAATTGCATATATTATTATTACTAAAGTATAGTGGCTAATTGTCAACATTGTAACGAGCCAAATCCTGATGGAATGTTCAATTGTCCAAGTTGTGGACAAAGAGCTAATCCACCAAGATGGAGTACTCAATTTGTTGTAAGAGAAAACAATCGCTTTGCAACAGCTATTAGAAAAGACCAGATTGATATAAAAACAATGTCTCATAAAGAAGGTATGGAAAAGCTTAAACAAGGAGCTTCTAAAGTATCTAGTAAGGGACCAAAGCAGAGGATAATGTAATGGCATATGGTTATGGAAGTGGAATGAAGAAAAAAGGCAAGAAAAAGAAAAAGAGTACAACGAAGAAAAAGAAAAAAACAATGAAGAAAAGTAGATATGGCAGTTACTAAGAAAAAGAAAGTGATGGTAAAAGGTGTAGATATATCTGGTCTTACAAAAAGACAGCAATCTACAATGAAAAAACATGCTAAGCATCATACAGGAAAACATATGAAAAGTATGACTAACATGATGAAAAGAGGTAAAACTTTTACACAAGCTCATAAAGCAGCACAAAAAAAGGTAGGTAGATAATGCCAAAGAAAAAAACAGTAAGAAAAAGTAAGAGAAAAGGTTTGTATGCAAACATACATGCTAAACGTAAACGCATTAAAGCAGGTTCAGGTGAACGTATGAGAAAACCTGGAAGCAAAGGCGCTCCTACTGCAGCTAATTTTAAAAGAGCTGCTAAAACTGCTAAAAAACGCAAGAAGGCAAGAAGAGGTTAATGAGAAGACCTGTATTTGGAACTCAAGTTAGAAATACTAATGGTAAGAAAAAGACCAGACAGGGTAATAGTGTAAATACTAAATATGGAACAAAGACAAGTAAGAAATATTATGTCAAAAAATATAGAGGACAAGGTAAATAATGGCTGATTTTGAAAACAGAATAGATGCATTGACAGGATTCGGAAATGGCACTGGTTCAGACCAAGCTGATATAACAGATTGGCTTGTTGCAGGAGCTAGGGCAGTTGTAGACGTTTTAAGTCCTACTAAACTACAAAGAGTAGCCTCAACAACTGACTTTGAGAATACAATTGATGTAGAAGGTAAAAAAGTAGTTGCTGTTATGCGTAAAGATGAAAACAACGGCAGTAAACTTATGCCTTGTAGACAAATTTCTCCTGCATTAAAAGGAAGAGTTACTGACTCTAGTTATATGGAAGCAGCTTCTACTAGTGACCCTGCTTATTGGGTGGATGGAGATACTTTACAGGTATTTCCTACAAGTGCTTCTACGAATGATATGTCATTAGTTAATATAGACCTTTCATTTTCAGGTTTGACTTATGATGATACTTCTATAACAAATTTTCCTGATGAAGCAGAAAATGCTGTAGTATTATTTGCAGCTAGAAATGCTTTAGAAAAAAGAATATCAGATGCAAACGTTGCTGAAGATGTAGAGCTAGTGTCAGGACTAACTGCTCAATATCAATTAATAGATGCACAATATAAAGAACAAATACAAATATTACAAGGAAGTGTATAATGGCTGCGATAGAATTTACAGCAAAAGAGATTTATAGTAGAGTACAACAAGCAGTTCCTGAAGTCTCAGAGAACTATGTACTTAATTTAATTAATGAAGCATTGATTGATATGGGTAGATATACTAATCAAATAGAAAATGCTAAAACAGATTTATTAGACAATAAACTTTGGTATGATTTAGATGACAATCAAAATATAACAGTGAACAAAGTGTTTAGATGTTCTATTAAAAATTCAAATGGAGAGTATATAGATATACCTAGACTAAGTCAAGGAAGAATAAAACAATTTTACAGCGAAACATCAGTAAGCAATGTGTTCGCATGGAGTGAGGTATAATGTCAGCAATAACAAGTACTTATAAAGACCCTAGTGATAACTTTGTTTGGTGGATAGAAGGCGATAGAATAGCTATTTCAACCAACCTTGGAGACGGAGGAACTACAGAAACATCAGAGAGTAAACTAAAAGCAGTTCAATTAGGCTCTCAAGTTTCTTATCAGTCTTCTGGAGACCCTATTCCTAAGAATTTGCTTTCTGCTGCTATATCATCTACATCTGCAACATCTATTAGTGTAGATGAAGGCGGTCAATTTTCAGTCAATGAAATGATTCAGGTAGATGATGAGATAATGTTGATTACAGCTATAAACACAAATACATTAACTGTTACAAGAGGATATAGAGATACTACAGCAGCAACTCACATAGACGACTCTGAAATAAAAACAATAAATGTGGTTTCTGATGGTATTATTATCTCTTACTATGCAGAACCAGATAAGGTAACAGCTATTCAAGGTTCAGGAAGTACAATAGATATTGATAATGCATTACAACCAGCGTTAATAGATTACGTGAAAGGAAAAGCTTTGATGGATGCAGCAGCTAGAGCAACAGATGGTAGTGTTGCTCAAATTAGAATGGCGTCCGCACAACAATGTATGGCTAATTATAAAGAAGCTGTACGTAGATACGGTATGAAGAAAAACGATAAAACAGGTGGCACAAGAGCTGTGGCACCAGCAGATATGAGATAAAGGGGCAACAATGGAAGTAGGAAAAGACACTAAATTTACATTATCTTTAGAAACTGGGATTAGTATCGTAGTTACTATAGGTATGATTATTGGTATGTGGTATTCTTTGCAAGCAGAAATAGAACTTGCTAAAGAACTGCCAGAACCAGAGGTTTCACGTATGGAATATGATTTAAAAGACCAAATGATTCGTGATTCAATATTAAACACAGAGGGTAAAGTAGATAAGCTTGAAGAAAAAGTAGATGATATCAAGGAAGATACTAGAGCTATTACTGAGACTCTTATAGACATGAATAACAAATAATGAGGTTTACAGATGAACAACAGATTTATATCATACTTGGCATTAACGCTCTTCTCATCGCTGTCTTGGCTGCACTCACAATCAGTCAACTTAGATAACTTTGCAGATATACAAGCCTTAAATGTACAAAAATGCGCAGTAGTTCAAGTCAATGCGTCTTGGAATTACTCAAACAGGGTTAAGGTAGAAAAACTATCTAAGCTTTGCTACGTAGGAGAGATAAACTTAAATAACAAAACTGTTGGCGCAGTAATTCAAAAAGAATGGAACATTAAGATTGTCCCTACTATTATCATTCTTAAAGAAGGTAAAGAGGTTATGAGATATGAACCTGGTATTAGTATGAGATTTGACGAACAAGAAGTTTTTGATAAAATTAAAAAAGTTATACAATAATGCCAAGAAAAAAAGCTAAATCTATAAGAAGAACCACTAAAGGTAAAAACGCTAATTACAGACCTACTAAAAAAGGAGCTGGAATGACAGCTAAAGGCGTAAAAGCTTATAGAAGGGCTAATCCTGGAAGTAAATTAAAAACTGCTGTTACCGGTAAAGTAAAGAAAGGTAGCAAGGCAGCTAAAAGAAGAAAGTCTTACTGTGCAAGGTCTTTAGGACAACTGAAAAGAAGTTCTGCTAAAACTAGGAATAATCCTAATTCTAGAATAAGACAAGCACGTAGAAGATGGAAATGCTAATTAATAGGAGGAATCATGGGACCAATATTAGGTAAAGTTCTTACAAGTTTAGGTACAGAGAAGCTTATCAAAGCTATCATTATGCACCTAGGAGATTGGCTTGTAGCTAAATCATCTAACAAATTAGATGACAAACTATGGGCAGAAGTGAAAAAAACTCTAAATAAAAAATAGGAGAGAATATGAACTGTGAATGTGGATGCGGGTGCTAAATGCCTAGGCAGTCTTTACAATTAAACGACTTTAGCGGAGGACTTAATACCAAGTCCTCTCCTAGGGATATTGCGCCTAATCAGGTAACAAAAGCAAACAATGTTGTTTTGTCTAATCCTGGCCTTGTATTGTCTTCATCAGTATCTTCAGCCAAGCTAGCAACAGCTAATGCACCTAATGAGCAAACAACTGCAGGATATGGTGCGTTTATGTTTAACAGTCAATATAATACGGATATAAGTGGTACTGAAGGTAATGCAGTTCAAGTATTTGCATTTCCAGAAAACAATGCATCTGGAACAAGCACAAAGATTTTAACATACGCTAGAAACTTTGGAAGAACTGGAGTTTTTTTACTAAACGAAGATACACGTGATGCACAGATTGATATGCAAACTGAAAATGAAGTGTTGCCAGTATATTATTATGTAGATGGCAGTTTGTTTGTATCAGATGAAAAAGTAGTAGAAGAAACTACTAATGAACAACCAAGGCGTTTAGTATATGTAAAAGATGCTACTAGATTAGGCACTGATATATCTAGTACAAATAAATGGGTAGACACTACGTTAAAAATAGAAACTAGCGATACTCAGTTTGAAGATATATCAAATGCAGATACTTTTAGCACTAATCCATCTGCTGACGGTGAGTTCAGCATTATAGTTCAGACAGACCCAACATTAGATTCTCAAGATTTTGGTACGATTGTTAAAACAGGTTCAACAGAAAAACTTGTAACAACTACAAACCCTAATGAAACAAATCCAGACCAAACAGCTGATATTAGACTTACAGACACAGTTATTTACTTAACACTACAAGGCATAGATGATAATTTGTCTTCACAATCTTTAACATACGCAGTCACTGTAGATGCAACTACTACGAATGTATATTCTGCTGGTGCATTTAATAACACTAATATGATGGGTAATATTATTTACATAAATAACGAAGCTATGAGAGTAAGAAAAGTTAGTGCAATTAATGGTTCATCAACAGGCGATATATTGGAAGTAACAGTAGATAGAGCTGTATTTACAGGTACACCATTAGAGCACGCAGGTACTTCTGAGGTGCAGGTAGCTATAGAGACAAATATTACAGTAACTGGTGGTGGATGGGAAGCTGGTTCTTATGAGTTTTGTCATACAGTAGTTGATTTGCAAGACAATGAAACACTGCCTCAAACACCTAAATCAGATTTATTTGCAATTACATCTGGTGCATACTTTACTGGTGTTAAGTTTAGAATAAAAGATGCTGGAACTTGGAGAATGAACGAAAAAGGTGTAAGAGTTTACACAAGAAAGAAAGATGGTAATGGTAGGTGGATATTGTTTTTAGATGTAGACTACCAAAGAGGAGTAAGAAAAAATTTATTTGAAGACTATCAAGCGTTATCACAGGTAGACACATTATATCATGAAAACTCTACAGCTTTTGATATTGTAAACCCATCACTAGATACCTATGAAAGTATTAACGGATATTCACAAGATGAAGAAAGCATAGACATTGGAACAGGTAATGCAACAGGAACAGCTGGTGGATTTAAAGCAGCTACTGTTTGTGCTAGAAGAGCATGGGTAGCTAATGTAAAGAAGAACGGAGAAGTATATGATGATAGAATTTATTATAGTCCAGTAAACAGATTTGCAACATTTCCTGATAGTTATTACTTAGATATTGGTATTAGCGATGGAGATTCTTTTACAGCTTTACATAGCTTAGGAAACAGGTTGCTAGCTTTCAAACAAAAAAAATTATATGTTATTAATGTATCCTCTAGTTCTGATGCTGGTTGGTATCTAGAAGCAGAATACGATGGTATGGGTTGTATATTTCAGAATGCAGTATCTAAAACTCCTTTTGGTGTATGTTGGGTAAATAGAAATGGAGTCTATATCTTTGATGGGCAAAGCGCTCCAAAAGAATTGACATTAAGATTAGATGACAATTTATGGCAATCTGGACAAGAGCTAAGCGATGCTTTATTAAAACCTTCTATAGCATATGAGCCAAAATATAAACAATTATATGTTTTACAAGACTCTGCAATGACATCAAACAGTGGTGTAGATACGGAAGATAAAATTTTCTGTTATGACTTTGCAACGCAAGGTTGGACCACAAGAGCGTGCGTAGGAAGTGCGGATGTATCTAATTTTGTAGAATCATTTGATGGTGTATACTTCTTTAAACATTCAGATAATAAAATACATTTAGTAAGTAATGACCAAGGAACTGAAAATATAGATTTAAGAACAAAAGATATAGATTTTGGTAATCCAGGTTTAGTAAAAAGAGTAAACAGAGTATTTGTAACAGCAAAGGGTAATGGAACAAATTTAACTTTAAGTTATGCAAATGATGGAGAGTCTTCTTATCAAGACTTATCAGCTCAAGCCTTAGGAACAGAATACACAATAAAAGAATTTACAATAAACACGGCAGACAGAAATTGCGAATCAATGGCTTTTAAAATAACTGCTAATGGTTCTATTACCATAAATGACATCAATATAGATTACAGACAAACTAACAAGAGACCTTCATAATGCCAAAATCTGGTGAACATAGAGTTAATGGCATTGACTCATTCTTTAGAGTCAGACCATCTTCTCAGAATATAAGAGAAGGAGAATCAGTATCATTTCTTGAAGATGGTAAATTAATAAAACAAGAAAAAAGAAATGGTGTTGTCTATGAACAAGTATTTGTTGAGCAGCAAAAAACAAAACAAGAAGCTGTACAAACTACAGGAGATGTAACAAACCTTATAGTAGGAGGCTCTTCTGGAGATGCGGACATAACAGGTATTACTGCTGGTACAGGATTGTCTGGAGGTGGAGCTACTGGTAACATAACCTTAAACATAGATTCTACAGTAACTACCCTTACTGGTTCACAAACTTTAACAAACAAAACTTTAACAAGCCCTGTTATAAATACAGGTGTTAGTGGTACTGCTATTTTAGATGAAAACGATATGTCTTCTGATAGCGACACTAAGCTTGCTACGCAACAATCAATTAAAGCCTATGTAGATTCAGAAATATCAGGTATAGCTGCTCCTGCTAATGCAACTATTACTTTAAGTCCTGGTGCAGGTATAGGCTCTATAGGAAACTTTACTACAAATCAAAGTTCAAACGAAACATTAACTATAGCAGTAGATGGTGTTTTAGAAGATTTAGATACATTAGGAGCAGCTTCTTCTAATGGTCAATTTATTGTAGCTACTGGCTCTGGTGCTTTTCAATACGAATCAGGTAGCACGGCAAGAACAAGTTTAGGTTTAGGAACTTTAGCTACTCTTAGTAGCATATCAGATTCTCAAGTTGCTTCAGATGCTCAAATACAAATAAGTAAACTAGAAGAATCTGCTGTAACAATAACTGCTGGAGCAGGATTAATAAACGGAGGTTCGGTTGCTTTAGGTTCAAGCACAACTTTAAACATAGGAGCTGGTACAGGAATTACTGTAAATGCTAATGATGTAGCTTTAACTAATACATCTGTAAGCTATGGTGGAGTAAGTGTGGCTTTAGGAGCTAGCGATGCAACGCCTGCGTTTGATTTGCAAGATGCTACAGGATTACCTATTATTGCAGGAACTACAGGAACTTTAAGTATTGCTAGAGGTGGTACTGGAGGAACTAATACAACAACAGCAAGAAGCAATTTAGGCTTAGGAAATTTGGCAGTATTAGACACTATAAGTGATAGTCAAGTTGCTTCAGATGCATCTATTGCTATTACTAAATTAGCTGCAAGTAGTATTACTGTTGCAGATGGAAGTAGCTCTACTGCAATATCTTTAGGAAATACAATTACATTTAGTGGAACTTCAAATGAAGTAACTGTTGGAGAAAGTTCTGGAACAATAACTGTTGGTTTACCAGATGATGTTGTTATTGCTAACAGTCTTGTAGTAAACGGAACTACAACTACAATAGACACTACTAATCTTATAGTAGAAGACCCTTTAATTAAACTAGCAAAAGCTAACAATGCTGCAGATTCTGTAGACATTGGTTTTTATGGCTTGTACGATACAAGTGGAACTGATAAATATGCAGGTTTATTTAGAGATGCTAATGATAGTGGTAAGTTTAAATTATTTAAAGATTTACAAGATGAACCTACAACAACAGTTGATGTTGCTGGCACAGGATATGCAAAAGCAACATTAGTTGCAGATTTAGAAGGTAATGTAACTGGTAATGCTTCAGGTAATGCAGGAACAGCAACTAAGCTTGCAAATGCTAGAGATATAACATTAACTGGAGATATAACAGGTGTAACACCAGGAGCAGGTTTTGATGGTAGTGCAGCAGTAAGTATTGATACAACTATAGCAAATAATAGTGTAGCCTTAGGAACAAAAACAACTGGTAATTATGTAGCCACATTGACTGCAGGTAGTTTAATTGATTTGCAAAACAATAGTGGAGAGGGAGCTACACCAACTATAGATGTAGACTTATCAGAACTTAACACATCCGTATCAGACGGAGACGGAGACTTTTTTGCAGTCGTTGATAGCTCTAATGCTCAAAAGAAACTTACAAAAGGTAATATTAATTTATCTGGTTTTAACAACGATTCAGGATTTACTTCTAATGCTGGTACAGTAACATCTGTTACAGTTACTGGTGGTGACGGACTAACAGGTGGCGGTTCTGCAATAACAAGTTCAGGTACAGCGACACTTGCAGTAGGTTCAAGTAGTTTAGCTGTAACTGCTAATGCAGTAGACATAGCTTATAGTGCGCTTTCTCCTATATCTGATGATATAGCAACAGGTGACCATTTAATATTTTTTGATGCATCAAATTCTAATGCTGTTCAAATAGGACCAGTAAGCGATTTACCTTTTACAAATAATAGTGGAGATATTACACAAGTTGCAATAACTGCTGGTACTGGATTATCTGGAAGCGTAACAACAAATACTGGAAATCACGTACAAACATTAAACTTAGGAAACCATAGTGGAGACTTAATTACGAGTGGTACAGTAGCAGCAGATAGAATAGCAAATTTAGCAGCCAGCAAGATAACTTCAGGTACATTTGAT